CAATCTCTTTTAGTTAGTGTGCGAACAGGACTCAGATAAAGTTCATCGTTGCAATTTGCCTCGGATAGGTAAATTGTGACTGAAGGATCTAGATAAAGCATTAAGAACTTACATTAATCATAGTAAGAGTCAAAGTTAATTAGAATAGAAAGAAAAGCATGAGCGCAAGCGAAATGCAGATGTCGCAGACATCTTAATAAGGTCTTAGCAATAGTCAATAAAAAGCGTGAATATAAATGAATACCCACGCTTGCTTTATAACTAAAAGAACTTAAGACTTATTTGTTCTTCCAAATTGAATACAGTACCCATACTGCCACTAAACCAACAACACCTTCACCGCCTAATGCTTTGACGATTCCAGTAACGTTACCAATAACGTCAACTGCTGGTAGGAATGGAAGAGCTGCTCCCTTGAATAATACTTCTAACACGATAAGCAACGCAATAACGCTAACTGCTGTATCTGACAAGGCACCCGCCCATTTCTTAATTGTTGCTAAGATATCCATCTTCTGGACCTCCTTTAAAACCAACACTGCTTTCGCAATGGGTAATCTATTTAAATCGGTTAGAAGTCAATAGTAATGGAGTTTAATGATTGATAAAAAGAGATAAATCCGTACTTTTAAAAGAACGGCAATTTGCTTTTTTGGGTGGTTTCTAGATTGTCTTTGATGATCTTGTTGATAATCTCAAGATCTACATTGCTCAATAACATGCCGTCGTCATAGCTGATACTGCCGCGCATGTACCAACAGACCCTTAACACATTATCTCGCATGGCTTTTGACTCTCCTTCCATTTTTTCTAACAAGTTTTCAATTTCCTCGTTAGAGAGAGTCAAAAGCCTTATACGAAAAAATTTGATTGATTAAAATCTAAATTGATTTTATATTCTGTTTCGCACGACGAACAAACAACTGGCATTGATTCTAGAGCATTAGCTTTAACAATGTCTGTTACTAAATCTCTAACTTCATCGTAGGTCTTGCGATCGGTTTGATTTAAGAAATCTATAATCAGTGATTTTTCTTTTACTGTTTGATTATCTTCAGTGGTGATACTGCGGATACAGTTTACTAATGTACTAATGTTAAGATCGGTGAGTTTTTTAAAGCTAGCATCAAACTGTGTTTTTTTCTCTTCTGGAGTTAATTCACTGTTTTCTACTGCTGCTACTATTTTCTGTTGTTCAAAAGAAATTTGACCCGCAGTGTTGATTTCTTGGAATGTCTGCGGTTGTATATCAAATATCAGTCCATGTAAGAAATTCTGCTTGTCATAGTTGGCAATGGGTTTTAAATTGTCTAGGACTTTGCGTAGATCGATAGTATGTTCGTTTTCTGCACTGCAATGTGTACAGTTACTGGTCATGTCCATGCCCTCACCATAACTGGCCAAACGAATAGCGATCAGTATAGGATCTAAGTCAACTAATGGCATACCCCACGGATCTTTGATACTTGGGCAACAGCTACGGATCATTTCTACGATACTGCTGCCGTTCATTAAGGCATCTGGGGTTTTTAGCAATAATTCGTCTTTAACTGTCATTGGATATACGGGAATTTCACCTGTAGCACCAATGTCTAATGTGCCTTCGGGATAAAATCTACCGCCACTGGGCAGTTTTAAATAGATAGCGGGCTGTCTAAAATGCTTGGCCAGCGGGTTATTGTTGATAGATGATTCCATTGGTTTTTGAACTCCATAAATAGTATAAGTACTCTTAATATTTATTTGGATAAAAACCATGGCAATTAAAATCACCGTTCCTGGTATAGATGGGGAAATCACTGTAGAAGGTGCAGCGCAAGAAAGCACCATGCAGGAAATCCTCAAGGCTGTTAGCAAGAGTGATCGAACTAAACAAGCTGAAGAAAAAGCCAAACTCGAAGCTATCCGCAAAGAAGAAGAAGCTAGGAAGAAAAATACCAAATCTGTAAAAGATGCTACTAGTCAAACAGACAAAGAAATTGAAACTGCTAAAAAACAGCAAAAAGAATCCAGTGAAATGTGGAAGCAGTTTAAACGTGACACCAAAGATGCAGGTAAATCTCTACGTGAAGGTGTTAAAGGAATTTCGGCAACACTGGCAGTGACCACAGCCAGTGTGTTTGCTAGCATGATCTCAACCTATGATGATATGGCCAAAGATCCTATTGCAGCTGGCAAAGGTATACTGCAAACAACTATCAATCTTACTACTAGCATAGCTAAAATCAGTGTAGACATTGTCACAGCTTTGGGCAAAGCCGCAGTGGGCTGGGTGCCGTTTATTGGTGATGGTCTGGCTGCTATCGTAGGTGCGTTTGGTTCTTTAGCACAACAGGTCATTGATTTTGCTAACCAGATAGCCACAGCGGCCAACGAAGTATTGGCTAAAGAATTTCAAAAACGTGCCGACCAACTAGCAGATTTCAGCACTATCGCAGCCAGCTTTGCAGGCGGCATGACAGAAATGGCCATGTACGCCAATCAATCAGGTGTAGGTATAGTAAACTTTACTAAATCTGTTGTGGCCAGCAGAGAAGAAATAACGGCCATGGGCTACTCTGCAGGTGATGCTACAAGATTATTAGCCAAAGGATTTAGCGGACTAGCAAACACTACTACTAAAAGTGGTGTAAGTGTGCGTGATTCATTGATGGCATTAGGATATACCTTCCAACAGCAAGGCAAAGTAATGTCAGCTGCCATGGCGCAGATGCGATCATTGGGCATGGACTTAACTAATATAACTGAAGGTGATATTGCTAGCTATACTAATTCCTATGCGAAAAATCTAAAAGTCCTTAGTGATCTTACTGGCCAAGACGCACAAAAATTACTAGATCAAGCACGAGCAGAAGCACAGCGCGGCGCATTGATGACTAAATTAACTGCTACTCAATCAGTAGCATTCCAAGATGCTTATGCGGCTATGGCTGCACTACCTGGACAACAAGGTCCTAAACTACAGGCCGCACTAGCACAATTATTAGCTGGTGGAACCATCACTGATCCGGTAATTGCCGGAAATCAACAGATCATGGCCATGTTGAATAAAACTGCTCAGCAGGTCACGGTTGGTAATACCAATATGGTTACTGCTACACAGCGTAATCTAGCAGAAGCTGCTAACGCCTATAGACTTGCTGGGGATAGTGCTACAGACTTTGCTACATTAATGAACCCAGGTGGTACATCGGCAGTAGCACAAGGTATGAGCCAATTTGGTAATGCCTTGAGACAATACCGGTATGATCCTAGTGCGGCCGAAGCCAGCATGGCAGCAGCAGAACAACAGGCCAATATCAGCGACGGACTAACTGGAACCTATGTTGGATTAGTTGAAGTGATGACATCATTCCAAAATCGTATGGAAAGCCTAGCAGGCTCAGCACTGCCAGCGTATACGTCAGCTATGATGTCTGCAACAGAAATGACATTCAGAGTAGTAAACACAGGGTTAGATATCATCACTGGTAAAGTTGGTATAGTTGAAGCAATCAAACAACTAACTGGTTTAGGTGGCGGTGGTGGCGCCAGTGCTGGTAAAGCAAATGCTATATTACCGGGATTGGGTGGTCTGCTGTCGAGTGTTAACGGTAAAGTATTTTCATCAACAGATACCGGTAGTGGCGCAGGTGAAGCACTAGCCAGTGCGCAAGCCTCATCAAAACAAGCACCTTTCCAAGGCAAAGCCGGAACGCTAGAAGGAACATATAGTCCACCAAGTGCCGCAGATGGCGGCGTCCTGTCAGGATCGGTCGCTGGATTTGCTGCAACACTGCATGGCACAGAAGCTGTAGTACCATTACCAGATAACCGTAGTATTCCGGTAAGTTTAGACAGCTCAAGTCTGACAGCTGCAGTGCATCAACAGACTGGTGTGCTGACTCAAATTTTGAGTAGCATGCAGAAAAATAACACACTTACATCGGGAATTTTACAGGCCAGCATGTAAGCTGATAAATACTATATCCTTTAAAGAGAACAAATACTATGGCTGGTTGGAAAAAATATTTTAAAGCACCAAATCCTAACACCAGTGGCTTGATGAGCCCAATTGGTAATAGCAGCGGTAATTTACCAGATCCCGGTTATCGTAATTTTGCTAGCCAACTGCCAGAAGTCTACATCGGGCATCCAAATCGCACAGAACGCTATAATCAATATGAACAGATGGACATGGACAGCGAAGTCAATGCGGCATTAGATATTCTTGCTGAATTCATGACACAGCCAAATATTGAAAACGGTACAGGATTTGATTTATTCTTCAAAGAAGATCCAACAGACAACGAAGTTAAAATTATCCGTGAGCAACTACAACAATGGGTCAGCTTGAACGATCTTAATAAACGCCTATTTAAAATAGTACGTAATACTATCAAATACGGTGATCAGGTGTTCTTACGTGATCCAGAAACATTTAAACTATATTGGACAGAAATGTTCAAAGTGGTCAAAGTTATTGTCAATGAAGCAGAAGGTAAAAAACCCGAACAGTATGTGATTAAAGACTTAAACATCAATTTCCAAAATCTGACAGCTACCGCTTTAAGCTCAAGTGACACATTCATCAACCATCCACAAGTAGGTGGCCCAAGTGGCGCTTATATACAACCAAATAATCCATATAGTGGTGGTAGCCGTTTTAGTCATGCACAGAACGAAGCTGTGATCGATGCAGAACACGTAGTCCATGTCAGTCTGACAGAAGGCCTAGATTTAAATTGGCCATTTGGTAACAGCGTATTAGAAAGCATTTTTAAAATATTCAAACAAAAAGAACTGCTTGAAGATGCCATCATCATCTATCGTATACAACGTGCTCCGGAACGCCGTATCTTTAAGATTGACGTGGGTAACATGCCTACACACTTGGCCATGGCCTATGTTGATCGTATCAAAAACGAAATTCATCAACGTCGTATCCCTACACAAACTGGTGGTGGGCAAAACATGATGGATGCCACATACAATCCATTAAGCACTAACGAAGACTACTTCTTTCCGACCACAGCTGACGGTCGTGGCTCAACTGTTGAAACATTTCCAGGCGGACAAAATCTAGGCGAAAT